TGGCACCGGGATGGGTCCCGGCATCTGCGGCACCTGCACCGGGACGTTCGCGAGGTCAGGCGTCCACGGACCGAATTGGATGGTGAACGGCTGCGCCACGCGCTACCCCAATTCGATCTGCATCGTGGACGAGGCCCAGCGCTCGGCCTTGTCGCGATCGACGAGCGTCTTGACGCTGTCCTGGTACGGAGTATTCCAGCGCGCGATCATCACGTCGTCCAGCAGGAACTTCCCGGCCTCGACCATGCACGCCTGCAGGAGCGTGTTCGGCGCCGACAGCACCATCCAGTTCGTCGTGCTGCTACCGGAGAGAAGCGCGGCCTGTGCGTAGAACGTGCCCGAGACGCTGTAGGAACTGTCGGCATACGGGCCGAACACGAATACGTTGCCGCCGCCCGTCATCGGCTCGCTCGAGACGCTTTGCGAGTTGTTGATCGTGTAGGTTCCGTTTCCGCCACTGCCGGAACCGAAGGCGGTGATGACGGTGTTAAACGCGACATTCCCGCCCGCATCGTCGATGACGGTCCCGACGACGAGATTCGGCGTCGTGATGGCGCTCACCGTCAGCGTCGTGCCGGACATGACTCCGGTGAACGTGGTCGCCGGCTGCACGTCGCGGGCGATGTAGGCCGGCAATCCCTGCGGCTGTCGCAACGGGTAGTTGTCGTAGAGCCACGCCGCAGCCTTGAATATCAGCGTGAACTGCTGCGAACTCCCGTCCGCCACCGTCATCAGTTTTGGCGCGAGCCAGCCGCTCGGAACCTGCAGCACGCCAGCTGAGATCGGATACGGCCCGTAAGCCTGCTCCATCAGCTGGATGCCGTTGCCAAAGTTCGCCTCGAATATGTCCTTAGTCAGACGTTCCTGCCCAGCCTGGATGAAGTAGTCGATGTAGTTGCCGGTCGCGAGGTCGCCGCGGTGAGTGAAGTCACTGACCGCTTGCTTGAGCGAGGCGTAGTCAATGATCGTCGCCACGGCTCAGATCCGTTTGTCCACCGTCGTCTTGAACGTGGGGTAGTCGCGTTTCACGATCTTCAGGATCTTCTTAGCATCCTCCGGGTTGAAGAAGTTGAGGTGATGCTTGTTACTCACCTCCATCAAGATGTTGAACGGGATCGCCATCGTGCGGCGCATCTCGCCGCGCTTGCCGAAACGCCCGCGCTCCTCGGCATCCGCACGCCGGCACTTCGCCGCATACTCCATGTGCGGCTCGACGTCCTGGTAGGTGTGCACGGCAACGGAACCGTCACTGCGTTCTTTCGCAGTGACGCGATGCGCCCGATCGAGGATCTGGGCGGCCCTTTCGGTCTGGCCGCCCATCTAGTTGCTGAGCTCAGTCAGGTAGCAGGTGCAGGCCGCAAGGCCGTACGCACTCACCTTGTCGCCCGGCGCGACCGCCACGATGAGCGGCGGATCGGTCGTCTTGATAAGGATGTCCGACGTCGCCGTCGCCGCAGTGCCCGCCTGGCTGATCTTGATGAGCGCGCCAGTCGCCGTCGCCGTAGGTGCGAGCGACAACGCGATCGCGTGCATCGCGGTCGACCCCGTGATTGCGCCGACCGCGTTCGTGAACGTCGACGACGACCCGCTGCCGACCGCCAAGGACTGGCCGCTCCCTGGAATCGGCTTCCAGGGAGCGACGGTGTAGCCCTTGCTCATAGGAATGTCTCCTTATGAATCAAGGACTCCATCAACCAGTCGTGTCGTACATGCTGCCGTGGGCCTTTTCGTTGCCCACTTCCAGCGTGTACTCGACGAGCAGCATCTTCTGGTCGCTGTCGCCCGTCTTCGCGAGCGGAATGGTCTGGAATGGCCGCAGGTACGCCACGCGAACGTAGTTCGGGTTGACGAACATCACGTTCTTGGACGTCGAGAGGAAGATGTCCGGGATCAGCTTCACCTCGCCGAAGTCCGACTCGTAGACATCGACCTTCGTCAGCAGCGTCGAGTCCTCGACCTCGATGAAGCGCGTGCCGGGTCCCGTGAACGCCGAGAACAACTGCTTGTTCGTCGGGCTCATCAGCGCGTACTCAGGCGACTCTCCAGAGTTCGTGTAGACCTTCTGCAGCACGGTCTTGACGCGCGCCTCAGAAACCGCCGTCTGTGAGCTCGAGTACGTCCGCGGCTGCGTGCCGTTGAACGGAGCGCCTTCCGAGGGGTCGGCTCCGGTCGTCGAGTCGTAGACCTCGTTGGTCGCGCACCATGCCGGCCAGCCCGCGAGGATGCGCGCCGTGCTCGAGGAGCCGGCGTTCTTCGCGGCGTTGTTCGTCAGGATGCCCTCGATGTCGCGCTTGAGCTCCTTGCTCTTCTTGAGGAGCTGGTAGCCCATCTTGTTCGAGCCACCGGCCGCGATGACGGCCTGCGACGTGCCAGAGATCTGGATGGTCTTGTTCGAGATCTGGCAGTAGTTGCCGAGGCGCGTCGTGGCCGTGATCGCGATGTTGCTCGGGTTGTCGCCATCCACCGCGGCGTTGTTGAGGTTCTGCGCCGCCAGCGAGTCGGTATCCCACTCGTGGTAGGTCTGGCGCGCTTCCGCCTTCTTGCACATGTTGAAGAAGGGTGTCTTGAACGGATCTACGTTGTAGATCGCGTCGATCAGGTCTTCGCGGATGTTGGTCTGCGTGTAGACCTGCAGGGTTCCGGTCGGGACAGCCATGGGTTCTCCGAATTCAGGCGAGAGTCCCGAAGTACCTCGCTGCGGTATCTTGGTCGCGCGGGTTCTTTCGGAACTGGTCTCTTAGTTGGGTACGCGCGACCGCCTCAGGGTCGCGGGATATGCGTGCGCCTGGATTCGCCACTTGTGGCGCGGCTCGCACACGCTTGACCGCCTGGGGAGCCTGCGCTTGGAGAGCCGCAAATCGACTTGCATCATGCAGAGCCAGCATGATGCGGTGGTCGAAGATGTTGCCTATCTCTGCGTCCGAGAACCCCATCTTGTGCGCGTATGAAGTCATCTCTGCGCGCGCTGCCGTGAACTTCATCTCGTCGCGCCACTCCGGGCGCGCCTCGAGCATCTTGTCGCGCTCGACTGGGAGCTGCTTAAGCACCTGCTGCTGCTGCTCGAGCGAGAGCTCCTGCTGTCGCTGTGCGACAGCCGCGAGATGCTGCTGGATGGCAGCTGCCCGCTGGTTGAATTCGGTGTTGAGTACCGCCCACTGCGCCGGGTCGGTGGCCCGGAGCGCGTTCCAGTCAATGCGCTGGTATTCGCCGAGCAACTGCTGGTGAGCGAGATCGCCGAGCGCCTTGGCCTGCCCGAGCTGCGTTTCCATCGCCTGGCGCGCCTGCGCCTGCTGGGTGTCCCACTCGCGCTGGCGATTGGCGAGTTCCTGGGACTTGCGCGTGTAGTCGCCTTCCTGCTGGTAGGAGCGCAGCGCATCGCGGAGCGGAACGAGCTTCGACTCGCCGCCGATCTTGACCGTGACGGGCAGGTCGTAGAACGAATCGCGCTCGACGCCTGACTTCTGCAGGTAGTCGTCGAGGTTCGCGTAATCCGGGCCTTCCGTTTCCTGAGTCGCCCGCTGCTGAGCTTGTGCCTGCTCAGGTTCGCCGGAGAGAGTTGTTGCCTGCTGTGGAGAAGCCGCAGCAGCGGGCGAATCCTCAGCCTGTCCCTGCGCGGGATCTGGCTTGCCGTCGGCGTTGAACGCGCCTTTGTCCCACAGGTTCTGGAAGGTGTCTTCTGACGAGTTCGGATTGGCGCTCGCCACGCCCGTGGTTTCTAGGCTCATAGCGTGAAATCTAGCGGTATGGAAAGGGGCGAGTGTTGCGAACTAGACGGCGTTGCGGCCTCCGGTCCTGAACATCGCGATCCCGCGCTCGATGAGATTCTGCTGCCGACGCTTCTCTTCGAGCTGCAGGTCCGCCATGCGCCCGGTCTCTGCCAGCTGCTCGAAGTGCCCGAGCAGGTTGCGCCACAGTTGTTCCATGAGAATCAACCGCGTGTGCATCTCGGTATCCCTAATTGGTACAACGCGACGCAATTCGCGCAATTGGTCCTCGATGTCTCTCTTGGCTTCCTGGAAGAGCGGCGCATCGAGGATCTGGCGTGCGTCCCCTGCTCGGCGGAGTTCTCTTTCGCGAAGTTCCTGATCGTTCAGCATGTTTTCTCCTAGAGATGCAGCAGGATGACGGCGATTTCCTCTTCCTCGCGTGCCATCGCCTCGCGCTTGCGATGCTCGTCCTCGGCCTTGCGCTTCCAGTCGTAGTAGGCGTTGATGAGCGACGTGTATGAGTGCTTGCGCGCCATCTCGAGATACTCGGAGATGGCGTGCTGGCTTTCGGCGGCCTGCCGGACGAGCGCGACAGGGACGATATCAACCGGCTGCGCAAGGATCTTGGCCGCCTTGATGCGTTTGAGAGCTCTGGCCGCGTTCGGGCTCGAACTGTTCTTGGCCTCGATCGCCTTACGGGCGGCATCCGCGTCCGCCTTGTTCATGAACACGAGCAACCGGTCGCCGTCGCGCACGCCGTAGCGCTTGGTGTGGCGACCTGCTGCCGAGGCTGGCGTGAACGTCGAGCCAGCTTCGGCCTGCCCCGTCGTGCTGGACAGTCCAGCGCCGAACACCGAGCCCGCCGTCAGCGACTCAAGGTCTGCTGATCCCGTGGTGGCGGAGAGTCCCGCAGCCGCGACTGCGGCATCTGCCTCCGCGAGAGAGGTCGAAGCTGACAACCCGCTGGCTGCAATCGACGCCGCAAGCTGCGCAGGGCCGACCGTGACGCTGACTCCGGCGCCCGCGGCTCCAGAGATCTGCGCTTGCCCAAGTGTCTCGGATAGCCCGGACGCTCCGATACCTGCGGCAGCCTGCGATCCTGCAATCGTGCCGGAGAGCCCGCTGGCGCCAAGTGCCGCATCGGCTTCTGCTGTTGCCGTGGTCGCCGAGAGCCCGGCCGCAGTCGTCGCTCCGGCACTCGAGACGGTCAGCGATGCCGGCCCGATGGTGGACGAGAGGCCTAGCGATGCAATGCTGGCGTTCGCCTGCGCCGCGCCGACCGTGACCGTGAGGCCGGCGGCAGTCAACGCTGCAGAGGCCTGCCCTGCGCCTGTGGTTGACGAGAGCGCATCGGCCCCGACGCCGCCGGACATCCCGGCAGGTCCGACGGTGGCGGAAAGCCCTGCGACAGCGATGGACGCGCGCGCCTGCGCGACGCCGACGGTGCAGGAGATCCCGGCCCCTGCGATCGACGCCATTACGACCGCAGCGCCGATGGTGGCCGAGAGTCCTGCGGCAGTCTGCGTGGGCGGTCCGGTTGCGGACGGGTCCAGGTCCCGGTCGAACCATTTTTCGATGATGAAATCGCGCGACATGGTCTAGAACCACTCGCGGATGTCTAGGCCCCAATCACGACCGCCGTCATGCGGATAGCGAATGCGCGGGTCCTCGATAGTGTCGTAAGGGACGACGATCATCGCCACGGGCAGCGTCGTCCGGCTGCCGTTAGAGTCCGTCAGTACGCACTGGTACTGTCGTCCAGATGCCGAAACAAGTTCCGGCGGAGTCGTGTACGTCGCACTCGTCGCCCCGGTGCCGTCCGCGCAATTCGCGAAGCTGCCGGTGCGGTTGTCCTGCCACTGGTAGGTGAGCGATCCGGCGCTCGCCGTCGCGGTTACGCTGAAGGTGGCGAGCTGGCCTTCCATGATCCGCACGCCGAACGGGGCGACCGTGATGATCGGCTGCAGCGTGTAGGTAATGACGATGAGCCCGTCGCCACCGTGGCCGAACGTCGAGCTGCTCGAGTTGCAGCCGCCGCCGCCGCCGCCGTAGTTTCCGCCGCTCGGAGTGTTCGAGGCGTTGCTGCCCGCGCCCTGTCCGCCTCCGCCACCGCCAGCCCCGATGTTCTGCACCGACGACGACCCGTTGACGTAATCGGTCGTCCAGTCGTTTGTGCCTGGGCCGCCTACGCCACCAGCACCTTGGCTGGCAGAGCCACCACCGCCACCGCCGCCGCCGGCCGTACCTGCAGTTCCGGCCCCGGATGGAGACGACCCGCCCGTGCCATGCCCGGAACCCGCGAAGTTGTCGCCGCCGTTACCGCCGGCTGCCGTCGCCGCGCCATCAGCGCCGGGCGTGCCACCGGTAGATGCGCCGCCACCGCCCCCCGATCCGCTCGATACCGAGCACTGGCCGCCGTGCGCGCCATCGCCATGGATACCGCCAGCACCGCCGCCACCACCGCCTCCCGAGGTGCTGGCAACTCCGCCCGCGCCGCCGTTATAGGCGACCGAGTTGAAGATGCAGCCCGAGACCGCACCGCCAGCCGCCCCTGTTCCGGGGCTGACAGACCCAGAACCGCCCTTGGCCCCGCAGATGCTGGAGGCGAACTGGACGTGGCCGATCCAGGTGTCGCCACCCGCTGCCGAACTGGTCGTAGCGCCCGCGCCTACGGTGTATGGCGTGCCGTTCGGTAGCTGGACGTTGACGGACTTGGCATAGGCCCCGCCACCGCCGGAGCCGCCTGATGTGCTGTTCTGGGGGTTGATCGAGGAGCCACCGCCACCGATGCACTCGACGCTCGTGGCGACTCCGGGATAATCGGCAGGCCCGGAGAGCGTTCCCGACCCGGTCGTCGTGATGGCCCAGACTTTCGTCGTCATGGGCTAGAAGCTGATGATGACGGCGTAGCCTGAGCCTCCGGCCCCTCCTGCGCCGCCAAGCCCTGGGTTCATGCCGACGCCACCACCACCCCCGCCTCCACCGGCCTTGCCGCCATTGCCGCCCGCGGCTCCGTTGGTCGAGGCCGTGACCGTCGTCCCGCCGCCACCGCCTCCCCCACCGCCAACCGTAGAGTTGCCGTCGGCGCCGTTCGAGCCTGCCGTCGGGCTCGCCCCGTCCGTGCCCTTTCCGGCACCGGTGCCGGCCGTATAGACGCCAGACAGGCCGCCAGCGGCACCGCCGACGATGGCCGGGGTCGCATTGTGATGCCCACCAGTTCCACCGCCGCCGCCTGCGAAGATCGACCCGCCACCGACAGAGCTGGTCGGTGTTGAGGTTGAGCCACCTCCGCCTGCGCCGCCAAACTCGGCATTGTGCGTCGTGACGACGGTGACCGTGCCATCCGAGCCGGTGCCGCCCCAGACGCCCGTGACGCCCTTTGCGCCCGAAGGGCCTGGCAATCCGCCTTGGCCGACCGAGGCGCTGCCAGACGTGCCGGCGCTGCCCGTTCCGCCGCCGCCACCACCGCCGGACGCGGCCGCAGAGATCGCGCCACCCGCGCCACCACCACCACCGTAGGCGATCGTGTAGGTGCCGAAAGAGGTATTGCCACCGATGCCGCCAGCGCCGCCGGCAGCGCCCGCCGCGCCAGGACTGCCGGCCGTACCCGCCGTGCCGACCGTCACGGATACCGTAGCGGTCACATCGGCGGCGAGCAGGATCTCCCGGACGTACGCCCCACCACCACCGCCAGCGCCGCCCTTGGCAACTACCGCAGTCGCGAGCGAGGCTCCAGCGCCGCCACCGCCCCCCGCGCCCCACAGCTTCACGAGCACGCACTTCGGCGTGAACGACGTGGGCTTGGTCCAAGTCCCGTTGCTCGCGAACGTCTGCACGTCCACCGGGCCGACGAAGTTGCTGAGCTTCGGGATGCCGCCGGAGGTGAACGCGGTCCAGTCCCCGCCCTCGTCCATGATGACCGACTCGGACGGCAACAGGGTTCCAGACCACAGGATCGAGGTGTTGGTGCTATCAACGACTTGTACCGTGATGACGTTCGTCACGCTCGCCGAGGCGTTGTAGAGCGTCAGGTGCTTGACGTTGTAGACCTTGCCGCTCGCGATACCGGTCGCGTCCACGACCGTCGTGGTCGCAGCCGTCGTGATCGAGGTGAGCGCCTGGAAGTCAGGCAATGGCTGGACCACCGGAGGGGTCGAGGCGTCGGCATACATCACGTCGACGTCCGGCCGGATGTCGCCGGCTGAGCCGGTGATAACCTGCAGCTTGTCGGTATTGCCGCGTAGGATCAGCACGGATCAGGCCTTCTGGATAGCGATCGCGCCGATGGCAAAGGTCGGGGCTACACCGCTGGAGACGACGAGCGGACCCGCCTTGTAGATGAAACCGGAGCCGGTGCTCGACGTGTTTACCGGGTTGCCGTTCGCGGTCGTGGTCGAGAGCGTCAACGTCTGGCCACCCGGCGCCGTACCGACGTAGTAGATCGTGCCTTCCGTAAGCCCGGTCGGTAGCCCTTCCTGCCCCGGAGCCTGGCAGACCATCACGCGATCGTTGACGACCGGCGTATACCCGTAGCACGTCAGGATGCCGGGCGATGCGCTCGTGCAGGTGAACGGGACATCAGGACCCGCCGACGGGCCGAGCGGACCGAAGGCCAGCAGTGTGCCCGCGCCTGACAACGACAGCCCGATGCCCCAGTGCGTCAGCGTGTCGCCAGTGACGCCGCAACTCGGGAAGTTAATGGCCGCGGCATTGGCAACGCTCGAGAACGTCGTGCCTGAACCGGTCGTCACCGTCCAGCCACCCGTGGTACGCGCAACCGCCTGCCGCGCGTAGTTCGTGTACGCCGTCTCGTTGGTGGTCTGCGAGCCGGTAGGCCCCGGCGTGCCGTTGTGCAGGCTGACGTACAGGTTCGTCGCGGGGGAGCCGGCGTTCTGGGCCACCGTGCTCCATGTTCCGGTGAACACCGCGCAGAAAAGCGCGTTGAACTCGGCAGCCGAACCGGCGTAGGTGAGGATCATGTCAGTTCCTTCGTGTCAATTCTCGTATGCGCCGATGCTCGGGGGCACCGGACGCGGTTTGCTGTCCAGATCAGTCGGCACGGCCTGGTGCAGCCCCACAGCCCCGGCGCCGATCGCGGGGCTGCCGGCTTGCAGGTGGTAGTCGGTCGTGGAGGCGAACTTCGGGTCTCCATAGACGCCTGTGGCATCCCCTGAGTACTTCGCTTTCTGTTTCCCGGAAGAGTCAAAGTAGAGATTGTTCGCGAACGCGACCGCGCTGATCGTGCCGCCGTTGTAGACCCAGCCCGACTTTGGGTTCGCCAGGATGTTGTTCTTGATCTCGACGTACCCGCTCGCGATGCTGGAGCCGTCCGAGTTGCCGTACGGATACGCGCAGCCGACGATCGTGTTGTGCACGAAGCTGACCGCGGGCGTCCCCATCAGGTTGTTGGTGCGCAGCGCATAGCTCGACATGTTCACGACGACATTGTCCCATGCCGCGCAGCTCTGCGAGGCATCGGCGAAGTTGATGCCGTACTTAGCGGCCGTGTCGAGGTAGTTGTGGTGCACCGTCATGCCGGTAAAGGGCGTGGCGGGACCTGAGCCGTTGTAGCACTGGTAGGCCGAGCCGCCCTTCATGTTGACGATCCAGTTCCACGCCGCCTCGCAGTTGGTCGCGGTGTGGTTGGACGAGTCGAAGTAGATCCCGTGGGTTTCCTGAGCCGTTCCGGTGATGTCGTGGATGTAGTTGCCGTAGACCTTGATGCCGGTCCCGTTGCCGGCGATCCCGCCTGACTCCGCCGAGTTCGTCGCGAGCCACGGCCCCAGTTCGCAGTTGACGACGCGCCAATAGTTCGAGTCCGACTGGAAGTCCACCGGCCCGTCGGTTGCCGTGGGGTCGCCCGAGATGTGCAGGTTCGAGATCGCGACGTAGGGGCAGACGTGGTCATTGCTGCCGTGAATGCCGCCCTTCGATCCCGCGGGCGCCGCGAGCTGCACGGTCTCGCCCGGATAGGACGTGATCGTGAAATAGCCATTGCCCGCGACACCATTCGGGGCCGTGCCGCCGAACGTGTAGAACTGCACCAGCCGGCTGTTGAGGCCGAGAGTGCTGTACGTGCCCGCGCGGCACACGACGTACGTGCCCGGCACTTTCCCTTTGAGCGCACCGCCGCCGGTCGAGGTCTGGATGTGCTGGTATGGCCTGCCGATCGTGCCGTCGTTCGAGTCGTTGCCGTTCACCGGGTCGACGAAGTAGATCGGCCCCGGCTGTGCTGTGAACGTGATACCCGAGTCAACGCCGCCCACCGCGATCGTTCCCGTGGGCACCGGACCCACCTGCACCACGAGCTGCTGCAGCGGCGGGTTGAACTTGGGAGCAACGATCGCCGGACCAAGCGAGCGATAGTTCGCGACCGGCACGCCACCGATCGTTACCTGCTCGACCAAGTTGATGCCAAAGATACTGAGATAGCAGCCGAGCCCGTTCTCGCCGCCCGTAGTCGGGCCGGCGATGATGTCGGTGTAGAACACCTGCGGCGAGCCGCTCGCGGCCAGCACCACGAGCGTCAGGGCCGCAGACGCGGCCTTGCCAGACGCGTCGGTGACGCCGACCGAGAACACGCTAGGTCGGGGTGCCGCTGATGAGGCCGCTGGCCGAAAGACTGAGGCCAGCCGGGAGCGAACCCGATGCCAAAGACCAGGCATAAGGGGGCGTGCCTCCGGTTGCGGTAAGCGTGAACGAGTACGGGACCCCGACCTGAGCTGCCGGCAGCGTCGCCGGCGAGGTGATCGCGAGCGGCGCGGGATTGACCGTCAGCGTAACGACCTGCGTCGATGTCGCGCCCGTCGCGTCGGTGACCTGTACATCCCATGAAAGCGTGGTCATTTAGTGCTCCTCGTGAACTACTGAATAGTGATCGTGCGGCCATCCGAAAGTGTTGCGGTTCGCGGCCGGCTCATGTGCTGGGTGAGCGCCTCGAGGACGCTCGCGAGGCGATCATTGTTATCGGGCGGCTTCTCGCCGCCGCCCTCAATGCCTTGGTCTGCCTCGTTGACGTCCTTGGCCATCGCTTGCCCGGCGTCTGCGCTGGGGTCGCCTTTCAACTGCGAAGCGAGGATCGACGAGAACGCCTTGACCAGGGTCTGCACCATGTCGGAGTGCGTCGCATCGAGTTGCACCTCGCGGTCCTTGTGTCCCTGCACAGCCTCGTGGTTCAGCTGCGTCATCGCCTTCAAACGCTCTTCCGCAGCCTGGTCCTTCGCCTGGTTCAGCTGACCCAGCAGCTCAAGGATCTTGCGCTGGTCCTCAGATGCCTGTTTAGACTGTTCCATGCCGGCGCGGATCTGCGCGGCCTGCACCTGCGGCGCCTGTGGCTGGTGCGCAGCCTGCGCCTGCATCTGCTTCATGTGCTGCGCAAACTCCTGTCCGTTCGGGTCCATCGCGAACTGCTCGGGATTCGAGAACCCGAGCGCCTCGACGCCGACCTTGAACGTGTTGAACGCCTGCTTGGGGCCGACCATGCCCATCTGCGCGAGCGGGGCCTGCATCTGGCTCAGCACGATGACGTTCGAGCGCAGTTCCTCGCGATTGCCGGAACCAAGACCGACGTTCGGCGAGACCTTCGTGCGGCGGCGCCATGAGGTCGGATCGATCTGCACCCACTTGCCGCTGATCTCAAGCTCCAGCGGCTTGTCCTGGTTGCGGATGAGCTCAGAGTGGATCTTGCGGAAGATGTCCTTGACGCCTTCCGCAAGAAGCCTCGCGACAAGCTCTATCTTGAGCGTCGCCGCGCTCATCGCAGCCATCTGGCCGCCCTTCGTCATGTTCTGCAGGTCGTCCGGGTCGAGTCCGGTCGTATGCTCACCGACCCCGGTGCGCGCCGTGCGCAACTCGTCGATGTAGCCGAGTACCGGGAGCACCTGCTCGACGATGTTCGACGGTGATTGGATCGGAGCCATCCAGGTGGACGGCGGCCCACTGCCGCGGACGACGCCGCCTGGGCGCGAGGTCAGCAGGTCGTCCATGTTGACGTTGCGCCAGTCCACGGCAATGCGCTGGTTGTTGGCGATGGTCAGGTTGTCGAGGCTCTCCCGGAACAGCGTCGTCTTGATGATCTGCAGGTCCATGATCTCGTCGTACAGACTGATGCCGGTATGACGGTGCGGCATCCGCTTCGGCGTGCACGACGCGAACGGCGTCTCCTCGATGACCTCGTTCTCGCCGATCTTGTCGCCGCCCACGACGATCCTGCGCAGTTCCGCGACGCCATCCCCGTCGTAATCGACGCGCATGATGACCTTGCGCAGCTCGATCTCCTGCATCGCGAAGTCCGAGGGGTTCTCGATCGAGAGCTGATCGACCACCTGGTTGCGGGCGAGCGCGTCGATCTCGAGCCAGTTGGGGCGCCCGGAAGCGAGCGAGTTCACCCAGTCGCGCTCGTACCCATCGGTGATGAGGTCGGAACGCGCGACGTTCGTGATGTGCATCGCGAACGAGACGTCTTCCATGTTGTTGCGCGCCCGCGCCGAGATCCGCATCTCCTCCGGCGGCAGGCAGGCAACGCACACGCGCTTCTGTTTCGCCTTGCGCCGGATGCGGATGTCGAACGCCGGCGTCTGCACGACGAGATGCTGCGCGACCTGCGCGGCTTGCGGATTCTGCGGCTGGCCCGCGATCGCCATCGGCAGCTGTGGGATCGGCACCATCACGTCGCGCAGGTACTCACGCTGGCCGATGACCTCGATCTCCTCGTCCGCGGCATCGTTCAGGATTTCCGCGACCTCGATCTCGGTGAGGCCGGTATAGCTCTCCTCGGATACCTTGGTCTCTTCCTTCGTGTAGACCTCGACGTACCCGTTGCGCATCAAGAGCGCATCCTTGAAGAAGTCGTGCAGCACCATCACGCCGTCGTTCTGCTGCATGAAGACGTGATTGACCGCCATCGTCTCGAGTTCGGCCTGTTTCTCGTCGAGTTCGTTCTCCGGGTCGAAGCGACAGACCGTCTTGGCGCCGACGAACATCCGCATCAGCTGCGGCATGATCCATTCGATCGTGTCGCGCAGTTCCGGCAGCACGATCTGGCTGCGGTTCTCGATCTCGTTGCCGAGCGGACGCGCGAAGTAGGCATTGATCGCGTTGTAGCGGTCGATCTCGAGCGTCGTCATCGCCTGGTTGGACGGGAAGATCGTCGTCGAGATCGTCGCGCCGGCCGCGATCTGCGAACCCAGCGAGGCGCGCTCATAGGAGGCGATGAGCGCGAGAAGCTCGCCCTCGCTCATGCGCTTCTTGGGCTGGGAGCGCGCGGTATCCGAGTCGATCGCGCGCTCGCCGTCTACCTGTTTCGTTTCGTCAGCCACAGCCCTTCCATGAGTTCGAGTACGCGATTCCAGCGCCGGTCGAGTTCATCGCGGGTATCGACGCGATTGCCAAAGCGATGCTCACCATCGACCGCCATGCGCAGCGCGTCGATGAGTTCCTTACGCTTCGCTGCCTGCTCATCCGCGCGTGCCACTGCGCTTCTCCTGCGGCTTGTCGCCCAGACGCTCCCGCAGCGCCTGCAATTCGAGGCGCAAGTCGTTGATCTGTCGCTGCAGCGTCAGGATCTGCTCGGCCTGCTGCCTCACCATGCTGTCGATCACGATGCTCATCTGCGTGCGCTCCCGGTGTTGAAACTCCAGTTGTACTTGAGCGGCGGCAACTTGAGGCCGCCCGACTCCGACGTCGTCCCCATCTGCGGTGCAGCGAGACAGAGATAGCGGAAGGCATCCGCACCGTGACTGAACTCATCGTGCAACGGGTTGCCGGGCTCGCCCGTGGAATTCGGCGTCGTGCGCCGATAGCGCTTCAGGCACTCGATCAGCCGCTCGCACTTCGGCTTGTTGACGTAGAGCGACTTGAACGCCATGCGCGCGGCACGGATGCCGTCGTCGATCGGCGACTTCGGCAGCGGCGTGGCGGTCCAGCCAAGATCCTGCAGGATGCGCTGCGCGCTCTGACCCGTGCGGTAGTCAGCGTGTGCGCCGTCGTGCGGCAAAAACAACTCGCTGATTGAGTAGGGGCGTGTCTTCAGTTCCCGGCTGTACCAGTCGAGCGTCTTGTGGTCGTCCTCGATGTAGTCGATCACGCGCAGCTGGCTGATGTGCCGCTGCGCGATGATGATCGCCATCTTGTCGTTCCAGCCGAGGTCGAAGATCGCGTGCACCGGCTGGAACGAGTCATAGGGGAAGTCGCCGGCCCGGTTTTCGGCGAACATCTGCGCGACTTCGTCGGCGTAGATCGCGCCCGTGACCGCAGGACGACATTTGCCTTCCCAGATATGGTTATAGTCAACCTGCGATAGCAGCGTCTGGTCGCGCCGCCGCTCGTTCTCCATGATCGACGAGAACCACGGGTTGTCTCGGTAGTTGAGCGGGATCACGATCGAGCCGGGGAACGGGTTCTCGACGAACCGCACCCAGGTCGGATCGGTGTCGAGTTCCGGGTTGAACGTCACCCAGATCTCGGAGCCTTCCTTGCGGATGGTCTTCGTCAGGATGTTCCACGAGCGTTCGGTGACGACCTGCGCTTCCTCGACCCAGCAGATATCGACGCCTTCGTAGGACTTGATACTGTCCGCAGTCTGGTCGGAAAGGCCCGTGAACACGAACTCGGAGCCGTTGCGCGCCTTGATCGTCACCTGCTGGATGTCGAAGTGATTGCCGACGCCCAGCATCTCGATCTGGTCAGACAGCAATTTGTGCACAGAGTCGCGGATGGAGCGCTGCATCTCGCGTGCGCAGAGGATGCGCGTCGGCTTCTGCAACGCCTGGATGATGAGCGCGCGTGCACATCCCCACGACTTGCCGGCGCCGCGGCCGGAGTGCAGCACCTTGTAGCGAGCCGGCCTGAAAAGCGGCTCTAGCTTCTTCGGGAACTCCGCGTTGACCTGCTGCGCCTGCACATTGTCAACCAGGCGTCAGGACGCACGATACCCCGTCGAGAATCGCGTTGTCGGTCGCAGTGCCGTGCTGCAACGTCACCGACATCGTGAGATTCGTCGTCGTATCCTGCGTCAGATAGGTCTGGCCGGTCGCGCCGGCACCGAAGGTCCCGGTCTGGTTCACGACCTGAGCTCCGGTCTGCCCTTGGTTCTGCACAACAGGCAGGCCCAACGCAGCGACGTTGGTCGTGTTCGCCTGCGTGTAGATCGTGCCGGAACCGAGCTTGACGGTGAACGTCTTCGTGCCGGCGGTGTTGTTGTTCGCAAACATCGCCGTAACTTCGAGAACGCCATTGGCACCCATAATGTTCGCCGGCAGAGTCCACGATGGCCCGGTCTGCGCCGTCGTCACGCCAGTAAACGCACCTGGTCCCGTCGTAGCAAACGCGGTTGGGCTTGGCGGGATGTACGGCTGGCCGCCAATCAGCGCCGACTTATACTGGTTGTTGTAGATCGTGCCGGCTGTGCCGGACGACATCACGACGTAGTACCAGCCTGCTGCGGAACCCGCGGCAATGGCTGCAGCCGCGAACCACATGTAGCAGCCCTGCGAGTACGTCGTGGGGAGCGCAGTGAGTCCGGTGAGCGCACCGTTGTTGCCGATCGAACCCGACGACGGAACGATGAACGGGATCGCCGTCTGGAAGATCTTGATGGGGCTGGGCGGGTCCTGCGGACCGTAGGCCCCATCCTGCGGGACATCGCCGATGCCTGGCCATGTCGCGAGCGGGGACTGTGTCCAGTTGTTGAGGAACGCGAGAGCGATGTCGGCCGGCTCAACTTCCTGAGCTCCGCCGGTCGTCGTGTAGCTCACCCCATTGCGGCCCGTGAAAGCGAGCCCTGGAATCATGACAGCCATTTAGTAGCCCTCGTGTCCTAAGCCTTCAAATTCCTTGCCGCTCAGGGGATGTGTCTGCCCTAGGCGGATCTGTGTCCTGCGATCGATGCGCTGGCCCTTGAGTCGCGACAGTCGCGCCGGCTGCGTACCCTTCGGCATCGCCAGCGGCTTGCCGGTGAGTGCGGAGCCAACCTCTGGCATCGGAGGTGCGGACAGCGTTCTCATCAGGCGAACCGATGCCTGCGCTTGACGACGCCGTTGGCTTCCTTGATGGCAGTCGCCTCGTCCTCACCACGCGCGAGGGCTGAATCGCTGACGTGCGCCCACTGGCGCTTTGCCTTGGCTGATTTCGCCTTCTTCGTGAAGCGCATCGCGTCCTTTGGGCTCCAGGGCATCACTCGGCTCCGAGCTTCTCGAACCACTCGGACCCGAGATCCTCGCTCATCGTGGCTGAGTGGCCTTTCCAGCCGTCGGACTTGCCGATCTTCCCCGGACCACCCTGCCCCACGCGGTGACTTTCAGGCGTACCGCGCACGCCAATGCCCTTGCCAACGCCCGGAGGTGCCGATCCCTTGCCATTGCCGACCGCTCCCTTGCGCGCACTCGTGTCGCCTCGAGAGGGCTTGCCGCTGTGACGTCCGTCGCGACGTTCTGACGCCTCGCGCCCGGTCACCTCGCGCAGCATCCGCTTCGTGTCGGCCGTGTCCTCGCGAAAGAGCAGCGACGAGCCGTGACCGACCGGATGGTAGTGGCCAGCCTCGCGATCTATGCGCGGCGCCTTGCCGCTATGCGTGCTGCCGAACTTCGCCTGCGCCGAGCCCTTGTAGCCCTTGCGGTCGTCGTAGCCGGAGTTCGTGCGCTGGGCTACGTGTGTGCCGCCGCCGGGATTGCCCTTGCGCTTGACGCGGCCGAACTCGCCCATGCCGTGATGCGGTGCGTTGGATGCGCGACGCAACTTCACGGTCAATCCCTGCCGCCAACCATGCCGTCGTCCTCGACTCCGAGCGCCTCGAAGTCGGAGTGGCTCATCGGATGCTCGATGTCCTCGCTATGGCCCTTGAAGCCATCGGCCTTGCCGATGATGCCGGAGCCGCCGCGGCCGGACGTCGCCTCGTGTGCGGAAATCGAGTGGCCTTCCGGCTTCGCCGAATGCTTGCGCCGGTTGTACGGCGTCGAGCCGCGGCCGTGCTCGCCATCGGCGAAGCCGCCTTCCTCGCGCGCCTCGCGGCCGCCACGGGCCGGACGCCTGCCCTCTCCGTGCTCTTCTGGCGATTCAAGATCTCTGCGCGGCTTCATGTTGACTCCGTGGGTTAGGCAAACCGATGACGGCTCTTCCTGCCGATCTCGGGATACTTGGCGTGGACCTTGGCGCGTACTCGCGCCTTGAGCTCCGGGCTCTTGTTCGCAACGCGAGCGAGCGCGTTCCTTGCGTGACTTGGGTCCTCGATGGGATACGAGCGGTCAGGACCCGCGAATGACTTAGCCGGCAGCGCATTGCGCCTCGCGCTCGTGAGCTTCACTTCGCGCCTCTCAGCGCCTGCAGGGCATCGTCGGTAGGTGCCATTTCGCTCTGTAGATCCGCCCAGCACTTGCGCACGTAATAGCCGGTGACGCCGAAGGCTCGAGCGACGCGCTCGGGGTGTGTGTCCTGGTGAAGCTGATGGAGACGGGCCATTTGCCGGAGCTTTTCTCGCTTCATCGGACTATGGCCCGGACGACACATCGGAGTGTTGCGAGTTACGAGGATGAGTTGACGAAGGCGACCGTGACGGCGACGGGCCTGCCATCGGGATCGCTGACCTTGAGGTTCGTAGACTCACCGTACTTCTTGGGCTTGAGCTTCGACGCGATCCACTTGCGCGCATCGACTCTCAGCTTCGAGCGCTGGATGTGATCGCCGTTGGCAACCCACCCCGCATCGTCGTCTCCGTGACGCTCCATCCAGTCGTTGCGCGCGTCGTCTGAAATCTCAATGATTTCATCGGCTAACGTGTCAGCCTGGTCCTCTTTCGCGCGCGCGTATTGTTCGCGGAAAATTTCGTGCGCAAACAGCCACCTGTACACGGTGCTGATGTGTGGCATCCCGTCATCGCGACAAATCGAGCGCAGTGACTCGCCCTCGATCAACCGGGTGCATATGGTGGCAGCGGTCTCTTCCGTGTAATCGCTTGGTCTGCCAGTCATTTGTGCGCAATCTAGTCCGCGCGGGTCTCGATTGATGTGCTGCGTGTAACTTTTGAATTCAGGTTGCGCACTAGCCCTAAGCGTTCGCGGGCACGCCTGAGGATGGTCATGCGTGAGCAGCGGAAGTGGACGGAGAGGCGTTTGAGCGACAGGCCGTCTAGGACGCCGATCAGCCGTTCGCGTTCGGCGAGCAGCTTGTCGAGTTGGCGGATTTCGGTCGGGCTCAGGCTTTTGTGGCGTGCCATATCTTTTCAGTCACTCATGAACGTGCGGGATGGGGTATTTGAGCACCACCGTCTGCCGGTCGTGATGGCGCGCGAGGATGCAGCCGCCGACGATGACGCCCGCGGCGGCTACCGCGCAGGCGGTCGGGTTCTCGCGGCAGGTCGCACAACCGGCGAGGCTCAAGGACAGGATCAGAATCAAGGTTTTCACGGTTTTGTCCTGAATATCACCCACAGGAAAGCTGCTGCCCACGCCAGCACGAGCGCGTCCATGGCGTACATCAACCACGTCGGGATCATCGACGTACTCTCAATTCGCGCTTGCGGGCGTTGTTTCCGACGTTGTAAGTCGTGCCTGGACGCTTAGCGACAGTCTTAACGCTGAGAAGCGTCGTGCCATCCTTCGCGAACTGAGGAACCTGGACAAGTTCGGCCGACAGATGCACGAGCCGCTCACGCGAGCTCTTGAACTGCCGCAGGCTGTTTCGGTTGATGCGCTGGTACTTCATCGTATCGCCCCTATGGCCCTGAGAGCGTCGCCGCAGCGCACGCAGACGCGCGGCAGCTTGCGGTGACGGCGCATGTAGTCGTTGTGGCACGTCTTGCAGTACGCGGCTGGCCGAGTGTGCGCACCGTCCTGAAACCGCGAATGGCTCGCGCCGCACTTGGTGCAAGGTCTCATTTCCGCCTCGCCTTCATCTCGGCCAGCAAGTCCAGCATCCATGGCTCCCTATAAAGGGGATTCGCGCGCATCCACTCCCCCCACGCCTTCAAATACGCCGCCTGACGCGAGGGCGGAACGACACGCGGATCCTTGATGTGGCCGTCGTCCAAAGGCATCGTGCGGCGCGCCTCCAGCACCGCCTCCGGTAACGGCCGGATCTGACTGCGGAACATCTCGGCTTTCACCGTTTGGCGTCCACGGCCTGAGTGTGACCAACCGTGACTTCCCACTCGCGCGACTTCCGAATGTCCACGCCGAAGATATGCTCCATGATTCGCGCGGCAGCTTCATTCGACTGCCGGTGGGGCACGCCTTGATCGAAGATAGGCATCGCGATGTTGCAGTGCCAACTCCACGCATAGGACAGGTCGGCTTGCATCGCCGCCTTGAGCGTATCGAAGGCTTCGGTAACGATGGTCATTTCCCCTCCAATGCATCGACGACACGCCTAACTTCGGGTGCCGGCTCTGGCGCGTCTGTCTGTCGCCGATGTGCCTCGCAGGCCCAGATGCCGGGAACGCCCTTGGCGTTAATGCGATAGATCGTGACGCCTTGCGCCGGGCCTTTGTGACATATGCAGCAGTTCACTTAGGCGGACTCCAAGTTACGTTCCCAGAAAGCACTTCTGGCTTTGCCAGACCGGATCTGCCGTCAGACATGGCTAGTGATCATCGTTGAATCGTTCCCTCGCTCGTGCTTCGCCAGTCAGTCTCATCCAGATGCAACTTGCCGAGATTGCATGCTTCGCAAAGCACCTGCAGATTGGACAACTCTAGCGCCAACTCCGGGTATTTGGCCCGAGGCTTGATGTGATCGACGTGGATAACAACGCCGTCCTTTCGGCTAGCGCCACAGCATTGACAAGCGGCCCCGTGGATCTTTAGCGCCTGGTAACGCAGCTCCATCCACGCCTGAGAGGTATAGAACGCCTCTTTGGCTGCCTTTCTCTGGGATCGCTTTGTCGGCGGCTTCGCAGGCAGTACGTCACAAGCGGCCTTATTCTCGATCCAGAAGTCGTACATCATCTGCTTGCGGCCTTTCTTGCCGGTCACCTTCTTGCCGGTTCGATTGGCTATCCATTCGCAGACTTCTCGGTCTTTCGGAAACGTGTCGTCAGCGCGTTTCAGGTTGAACTTCCGACAGATCCAGAACTTAGCATTTGGAACCCAAGCAGCCTTCATCTTCTAGCCTCTTAGCATCTCGGGTGGTGAGGAAAGGACCCCCCTAACCCCCAGCGCTAAGCCGGAGCTTTGGGAGGCCCCATCTCGGTATGGAGCCGGTTTTATTACTGCCGGGTTCTGTGAGGCTGCCCCGACACCTGCCCAGACGGGTTTGCACCGCCCACAGCCCGCCAGATATTTCCGTCCGTAGCGAGGGACTCGCACGGGGGTTGCTTGGCTAGGGGATTTAGGCGAATATCCGCTCTGAGGCGTCGCCTTGAATCCCGGTGTCATTCCCACCGTGATTTCAACGCCCCGGGAATAACCCCCCGGGGCGTTTTCATTTGTACCGCAGCGAAAGGCCGACTGCAACATTCGGTCAGCCCCTATTGCCGTGCATAAATTGCACCTTTATGCGCATAACTGTATGCTGCACCGCACACGCAGGGAGCCGCCGTGCCGCAAACCCTGCCCGGAGGGCGCCTCAGTTACCGGCCTGAAGGCGCCCTCAGTCATTTCGCCACCCGGTACGTCCACGCATAGCGCCCCGAGCGCGTGCGCTCCCTGTCGCACTGCACAATCAGGCCCTTCTGCCGCAGTGCGGTAAAACGTGGCGAAATCGTCTGGTGGCTGAGCTCCAGCGCAGCCTCGACCGCGTCGCAGGTACGGGGGCCGAAGATCGCGAGATGCTCGAGCACGAGGCGCTCCAGACGCTCGACGTGCGGCGCGATGCTGAGCGCGGCCTGGTGCGAGGTGTCGCCCTTCAGGAGCGCACCACCATAGTTATACGGATCATGCATATCGGGTTCCTTCGCGACTAACGTGCATCCATGCTTTGCCACTACGAATGTTATTGACGGTGCTATGTGACAGACCAAGCGCTCTCGCTGTCGCACGATTCCCAAGGTCAGCCTCTAGAACCCAGCGAACGAGTTGATCGTTTAATTTGCGACAGCCACTATCCATACCGCGGACACGATCTCGCCCCTTACGGCGCATATCGTCAAAATTCTCAAGGCCGGAACCGATGAAAATGTGCGCTGGATTCACGCAGCGCCGCACATCGCATTTATGGCAGGCGAACAAACCGTCAGGAATCTTGCCGCGGAATCTCTCATAGGAGAATCGGTGGGCAAGAATTATTCGATGCTTCTTACCAAAAGCGCCATATCCGGCCTTATTAATATGCCCAGTCCATAGCCAACATCCTGATGCGTCTTCGATATAGTGATTATCAAACCACTGTTCAGGCAGCGTGTCATAGGACATTTTATCTTTGCCGCCAGTAGGCGCGCCGTAGCGATATTGCCGCAGATAATGCCTATTGCAATATCCGAGCTTGAACGGTCCCGCGCCAGAACAGCCATCAATCTTACAGATCATTTGGCTAGCTGATCCAGTGTGAGCCCCGTTACCTTGCGAATGCGCGCCAATGTCGCAACCGTGGGCGTCTTGACGCCATTGACCCAACGGCTGACCTGATGGCGGTCGCTTCCCATGCGCCGGGCCAGCTCGCCCTGCGACATCCCCTGAGACTTCAGCCATGCGCGTAGTTCTTTCATACGGAATCTATAGCACAACGGGACCGTTCGCGCAACGCTTGCGTTCCGGGGCAACATGTGGTTAGCTATGCCCACGTTCAAGGAGGCCCGCAAATGGCAAAGACGACGAAAGAGCGCGCAGTCATGGTCACGACCGTACATCGCGGCGTGTTCTTCGGCTACGCCAAGGACACCGACGGCGACACGATCAAGCTGCGCCGCGCGCGCTGCTGCATCTACTGGACCGCAGAGAACAAGGGCTTTCTCGGCCTTGCCTCGCATGGCCCCACGAAGGGCGCGCGCGTGGGGCCTGCCGTTGATCTCGAACTGCGCGACATCACGAGCGTATCCGAATGCACGCCGGATGCGATCAGGGCCTGGGAGGCATCGCCGTGGGGCTGAAGCGGCTGACTGAAGCGGAGCTTGTGAAAACGTTCGGCTCCGGCTCCGGCTCCGGCTCCGGCTACGGCTACGGCTACGGCGACGGCTACGGCTACGGCGACGGCAACGGCTACGGCTACGGCTACGGCAACGGCGACGGCTACGGCTACGGCTACGGCTACGGCTACGGCAACGGCGACGGCTACGGCTACGGCTACGGCAACGGCGACGGCTACGGCTACGGCAACGGCTATTGGAAAACCATTCTTGATTCTTTCAAGAAGAAGTTGTCAGCCGTCACGGCACCCATCGCCTTCTGGTGGTCCGACGACAAAGGACTGCCATGCAACGGTGGCAAGAAGATCATGCCCGCAGCCGTAGGTATCGTGCACAAGGTCCACGGCCCGTTGTCGCTCTGCAATGCCGGCACGCTGCATGCCACGCGCGATCCTGGAAAGTGGAAAGGCGAGCGGCTGTGGATCGTCGCGCTGCACGGCGAGGTGATCGGCAATGACGAGAAACTCGGCTGCCTCAAGCGGGAGATCCTCGCGGAGGTCACGTCATGACGCCATGGAAGCTCCCCCGCTCCGAGCACCGCTCGGTGGCCTTTGATCCCTGCGTCCCGCTGGGCTTCCCCCAGCGCGCATCTGACGCCGACATCGAGGCGCTGTGGCGGCAAAGAGTGCGAAAAAATGAACTCCGCCGTTTTGACGCTCAATGCGACCGGATAGTTTGGTTGCGCAAACAAGCGGACTGATCATGCGCGAATATCCGCACTGGACCTCCGACTCCGCGCGCATGGCCTACGCCGAGGAGGCGCTCGCGAAGCTGCGCGACGCGTGCGGGCGATACAAGGAAGCGCTCGCGAAGGGCGACAAGGCCGCGCAGACGCGCGAGATCGCGCAGATTGACTGGTACTTCGAGTGCCTTCGGAGCTGGGCAAAATGATGCGCCTGCTGCTTCTGGCTGTTTTCGTGCTGGCCGCCTGCAGTCATCCTACTGACGAGCAGGTCGTAGAGATGGAGAAGCGCTGCACTGACGCGGGCCTGATCGCACACTATGACCAGCTCGACGGAACAGTCGGGTGCTCCGTACCAAAGCCAAAGGTCCAGCCATGACCTCCCACCTCGAATCCGCTACGCGCCAGTACCTCGTGCAGGAGATCGAGAGGCTGAGGGCGCGGGTGAGGGAACTAGAGTCCCGCCGAGGGCTGGATGTGCGCGATTTCGGTGCCGTACCAGAGGAGGCGACGTTCTACCCTGAACCGATATGGCCGCTGTATCTAACCAAAGAGCAGATCGCCAACGGCGTTTGGGTGCGAATCGAATCCGGCCACATCAAGGACTACAGGATTAGCCCGTTCAGCCACGAATGGGAGAATCGGTACACAGCAGATGCCGTACAAACCCTCAAGGCCGCTTGCTTGCCGCCGATCTATGCAAAGGGGATGCCATGACCGACCACCTCGAATCCGCTACGCGCCAGTACCTCGTGCAGGAGCTGCTGCGCTGCCGCAAGGCGCTCGACATCATCAGCGAGTGCACGTTCGCCGGGACAAGTGAGGCTGCGTTCATCGCGCTCAGGAACATCGGCGGCATCGCTGAGCGCGCCCTGCGCGGGGAAGCGCCGTGACATATCGCAAGGTGCCCGCCAATACCAGATTTGATGGGAGTTATTCGATAGATGAATCTGGCTGTTGGACCTGGAAGCGGAGCAGAAACAATAAGAGAGGCGGATACGGGTCATTTTGGGATGGATACAGAAACTGCCGCGCGCACCGATTTGCTTATGAGAGATTCATAGGTCCAATACCGAAAGGGCTTTTTGTCCTTCACAGATGCGACGTTCCATCATGCGTCAATCCGGCGCATCTTTTCTTGGGGACCAACCAAGACAATGTTTCCGACATGGTGGCAAAGAAACGGCATCAGATCGGAGTAAATCATTGGGCGTCCAAATTAACCGCAGAGCAAATCCAAGACATCAGAATTTCGAAACTTAGCTGTCGTGCATTGGCTAGAAGACACGGAGTTTGTTATCAGCAGATACGTCGCGTGATTCTTCGGCAAAACCATAAGGACAGCTGAGATGGATCAGATAGCTCTTGAGCGAGCGATTAGCGAGCGCGACAGGCTGGAGCGCCACAGGGCGCAGGAGGCTGAGATGTCGATGATGCGCTGCAGCGAATGCGACCGCGTGTGCGATACCGACGACGGCACTGGCGAGTGGCTCGGCGACGACTACATCTGCGAAGGCTGCGTCGAGGATCTGAGCGTCGAATGCGCGACGTGCGGCGACTACTTCCTGCCGCGCGATGGCGAAACTACCTGCGAGGGGTGCCGGAATGAGCAAGATGGCGGAGAGGTGGGCGGACCTGCCGCCGGATGACAGCTGGTACAGCGAATTCTGCGAGTGGGCTGACGCCCAGAGGAAAGAACATGCACGATCCAATGACGACATCTCCTATAACGCCGTACCAAGCGGAGGCGCAGAAACTAATTCGGACTCCGCACGTCTACGTGGCGATCAACGCCGTCCTCGCTGACCTCGGCCGAGAGGGCATCAGCAAGGACCGCAAGAACGCTCAGCAGGGCTATCAGTTTCGGGGCATTGACGATGTGTACGCTGCCCTGAACCCCGCGCTGGCGCGTCACGAGCTCTGCATCCTGCCTCGTGTCATGGGAAGAACCGTGACCGAGCAGCAGTCCAAGAGCGGCGGCACGCTGTTCTACGTGGTGCTGGACGTGGAGTTTGACCTCGTATCTGCCGCCGATGGGTCGAAGCACACCGTCCGGGCGGCCGGTGAGGCGATGGACTCGGGCGACAAGGCCACGAACAAGGCGATGTCGGCCGCCTACAAGTACATGGCGATGCAGACGTTCTGCATCCCGACCGAGGGCGACAACGATGCCGACGCGACCACCCATCAGGTGGTCCGCTCCATGGCCGACCGTTCCGGCCGCCCCGACACAGCCGCCGTCGCTCAGGACACCGTGCGCAAGTGGACCAAAGCCTTCAGGGACGCGCTGGCTGACCGCAACGATGAGCGGGTGTGCAAGGGGCTGGATGACCTGAACGCCGATCAGGAGACCTATACGGCGGTCTGGGACGCACTGGAGCCGAAGGAGCGCGGCAACATCCTCGACGCGGCCAACCGGGCGCGGACTGCCCGTGCTGCGGTGCGCAAGGCGTTCTGATGGCCTCTGACCCCATCACTACGGAACGGATGGAGGCCGCGATGGAGTTCCTGGCGGACTCCGACGACGTGTACGCGCAGGAGAAGATGGAACTGGAGCGCGCCGAGATCTGCAGAAAGCGGGTCCGTGCGCGTATCTTTCAGATTTCCGAGGGGACTGTCGCAGAGCGGCAGGCGAGCGCAGAGACCTCGCCCGACACCATCGCCGAGGATGAGCGCTACATCGCCTGCGTCAAGGCGTTCGAGACCGTCCGCGCCAAGCGCCAGCGCGCGGAGCTGCTGATCGAGGTCTGGCGCTCGATCAATGCTAGCCAGAGGCGAGCATGAACGTCGACGAAGCCTTGGCCCGCTCGCGCCTGCTCACGCTCACGGACGGCGAGGTCATCGCCGCCATCGACGCCAAACAACTCAAGGGCAGCGTGCGTAAGGCGCTGCCCGGATTGCAGACCGTCGCCTACGTTTCACAAGGCGACTACGACGATTGGAAACACCAACACCAAAAGGGGACGACCGATGCTTAAGTTCTTCGCGCTGATGCTGATTACCGCAACCGCCCTCGCCGACGCACCGCTCGCGGTGCCAACGGTGTTCGCGACCGCGCCGTACCTCGCGACCATCTGCATGAACAACGCTCCGGATTCAGCCGTTGCAGGCACCTCGACCGACGTCGTTGCCGGCACGATCAGCGGCACGGCATCGTTCAGCCAGTTCGACTGCCGGCTGCGCGTGCACTCCGGGCGTGGACCCGGCTATCGCATCGCGTCCGGCTGCGCCGAGGTCGTGTGGAACGCGAGCGACGGCAGCATCGTGAGCATCACGCCGACGCAACTGGTTTTCGGCACTTACCAGCAGATCAGTTGCTGAGCTGTCTACGGAACAGCACAACATTCTGAGGAGACAACGTGAAATTTGAGATCAAGTCGCGATTCTCGGGCGCTGTGCTGTTCTCGCTTGAGACGGATAGCCTGAAACTCTGTGTCGAGGCAGCGGTAAAGTCCGGCGCGAACCTGTCCGGCGCGGACCTGCGCGGCGCGCACCTGTACGGCGCGGACCTGCGCGGCGCGCACCTGTACGGCGCGGACCTGCGCGGCGCGCACCTGTACGGCGCGGACCTGCGCGGCGCGGACCTGTCCGGCGCGGACCTGTTCGGCGCGGACCTGTCCGGCGCGGACCTGTCCGGCGCGGACCTGTTCGGCGCGGACCTGTTCGGCGCGAACCTGTTCGGCGCGAACCTGTCCGGCGCGTGCCTGCACGGCGCGTACCGAAAGACAAAGATTACGCTTGTCGGTGATCGTCCGTTCTTCACGACCGGCCCAATAGGCTCTCGCAACGCGATGCTGCAAGCGTTTCTGACGGACGCGGGCGTCTACGTGCGCGCCGGGTGCTTCTGGGACACGCTGGACGAGTTCAGGAAGGCTGTAGCCAATACTCATCCAAGCGGGGTACACGCTGAGGAATACAAGGCAGCGATTGCCGCGATTGCGTGGCACGCGCACCTTTGGATGCCGAAGGCGGATGCGGTCAAGGTTGCATAGAGCAGCTTCTCTACGGGACGCGTAACGATGAGCGAACTTCTTGAAACTGCCGAGCACTTCTACGCCTGCGCCCGTCATGTGCGGCACCACATCGCACAACTCGAGCATCACGCGGAATTCATGGAGCGCACGGCCGACATGCTCTCTGAGCAGAACATGAAGCTACAGCCAATGCCTAGCGCAACGTCTTCGTCGACAGAGGGGCCAGCGAAGTGAAGCCAATAATCGAGCAGTACTACGACCCGGCGACGGAGTGCCAGTTCGTGCGTCTCTGTCTGCCGATGCAGTACCTGGTAGCAGTCAAGCGCCCGCGCATTCACTTGTTCTGGCAACTCGTCAAGATCTGCTGGGCCGGCTGCTTTATGCGAGCAACTCCAGTGCGAGGTGCGGGGCGATGAGTGACGTGAAGCGCGAATGCATCCAAATTGGATCGTCGTCGGCGATGTACGTCCTCGCCTCCGACTACGACGTCCTCGCCGCCGAGCTGGCCGAGGCGAAGCGCGAACTCGAAAAGGCTGATGGCAGTATTGACCGTCAGGCAGAGCAGATCGACGCGCTGCGGGCTAAATTGATAGCACTCGGAGTCGACCCAGATGCATAAGTCTGAGTACGTCAGATCCTACCGCGAGCGTAACGCCGAGAAGGAACGTCAACGGCATCGTCTTAAGCGTGAGCGTCTAGGGTGTGCAAAGGTCCGCGACCCTGCGAAAGAGAAGGCGCGGCATGCCGTCAGGAATGCGGTGCAGGCCGGAAAGATCATCAAGCCGACCGAGTGCCCGTCCTGTGGAGTTGCAGCTGTTCTTCACGCCCACCATAAGGACTACAGCAAACCGATGGTGTTCACTTGGATCTGTGCCACTTGCCACGGCAAGGAGCATCGCAATGACTAACGAAGAACGCTATCGGGCGGCGCTGGAGCGAATAGCGAATATGCCACTGCTACATAATCAGGCCAGTGATCATACGATGCGGGCCATCGCCCGCGAAGCCCTGCGCGGCACAGAGCGCACAGCTGACCAGCCGAAGCCTGCTCTGCCTGTGGAGGGCTGATGCCGCGTTGGAAGCCAATGACGGATGCTGACTACCTTTCGAAGCTGCGCGGTCGGTCTGTTATCACCACATCAGGGTGTTGGGAGCATCAAAGCTTTCGACGCCCATCGAAGCGCATGAACAATCAGGCCCAAGGCTACGCGGATGTTTCCTACCGCGGGAAGACGTGGCGCGCGCATCGGCTCGCCTACGTCCTGGCGAAAGGCCCGGTTCCTGCCGGTATGGTCGTATCACACGTTTGCGATAACCCGCCGTGCTGTAACCCAGACCATTTGGTGGCCCGTACCGAGAAGGGGAATATGCGCGATGCGGTTGCAAAAGGTCGTCTCGCGCAGCAGCGTAAGACACACTGCAAGCATGGGCATGAATACACGCCAGAGAATACATTCCGGCCTCCCAGTGCGCCTCAAAAGCGGAACTGCAAAACTTGCCAGCGGATCAGGCATCGCCTGAATTCTGGTTGGCCACCAGAGAAGGCAGTGACGCTCCCGAGGACGCCACACGGGTATCGCCCAGTCGCCGGATTCTCAAAACGTCACACTTCTCAAACGTCCGAGCATCAGGAGAAGCCTTAATGCGCGTGCTGTGGGATTTCCTGAAACTTCCGATGGCCATCCTGCTCGTTTCGGCCCTGATCGTCTATGCGTCCCTTTTATTGTCAGGCGCTCTCACATGAAGAAAGCTGCGCCGCCTATTCGCTGGCGACCGATTGAAACGGCCCCGAAGGACGGTCAGCACGTTCTCGTCGCAGACTTTTCAATCGGCGCGATCGGCTTCGGCTACTGGCACGGTAAGCGCGAGCCAGTGGCGATGATGACCGTCGCGCACTATTGGAGCCACCCAGGCGAGGAAGGATGGTATGCGAGCGTCGATTCTGCTGGCGAGCATCCGCTGCTGGTGACGCACTGGCAGCCGTTGCCAGATCCCCTCAGTACCGGGTTCGGCGGTTCTGGCGTCTGATAGAGCACACAGCAGTTATTAAAACAGGCGCGCTATGAATGAGCCGGAACAGCGACCGACTGAGGCCGTGAACGAGGGGCAACCAAAATGAGCGCGCAACGGAATTACAGAGCCGACCTGTGGCAAGCCTTGGCGGACTGGAAGGACGCTGGCGGCTCAATTGCCGATGTCGTTGCGGCTATCGATGCCTTCGTGCAATCGAAGATCGATCGCGCGGCTGACCAGCCGAAGGTTGCGCTACCTAAATACCACCCCGGCACCTGCCCGGATTGCGGCGTGTCTAGGGTGGCAGGCTGCCTTTCGGCAGATTGCCCGATGAGACTTTCTGTTCCAGCGACAGAGGGGCCGGCAAAGTGATACGCAAATGCTGCGATTGCGACACGCCTCTCACCGAGGAAGAGGTCCACTACTACCAGGGACGCTGCGAGCAGTGCGAAAAGGACTTGCTCGCCGATCAGATGGCCGAGTGCAAGTGCGGATTTCCAGATCATCATGCTGTGCAACAGACTTCGCAACGAACGGAGGGGAAGCCGTGATCCGTATGTACTGCGATGGCTGTGGTAAAGAGATAAGCCGCAACTATGTTTCTGAGCGGTTCAGACCGTCTCGGTACTTCGTAACTCCGGGCCGCTATAGCGGCGAAAACATCGCCGCCGAGATACTCCTTAAGGTCGGGACTACTTGGAATGCCGGACACGTTTGCCGCGAATGCATGACGCTCTTAATTACCGACTCACAATGTGAGCTACGGTCATGAAAGGAAACGAGCGCCAAGTTGAGAGCGCTGCGGCCATCAAGGCTTGGGGGATCATTCTGACTTCTTGCCCGGCCCGCACTGGCTACCGTAATGCTGCAAGGCATCACTGGGAGAGATTGTCCAGAGATCCGCCTTATTCATGGCGCTGCAGATTGTGCGGCTCTCTGATATGAAACCTCCTGCTCTATGAGTTGCCCGATCCACGGCGAATGCCCAATTTGCCGCGCGCAACGGTTGCTCGGCGATCCGCGCGAAGGCGTCCATATTCCGTTGGCCGATTGGCTTCTGTGCCCGAAGTGCGGAGCACACTACCCGTCGTGGGGATACTGCACTGCCTGCAACCCAAACGGACTACCTGTTAACTATACGGAAGGTCAGTGAGCGCATTCGACAGCCCAACGCCCAAAGGTCAAGCGCCGCTATGGCTGCGGCTTACGGATGCGGACTACGAGCGGCTGGCGCTGCGGTTGTGGTGGGATGCCTACATGCACGAGCCGCTGGCTCACTTGCCGTCCTTGCCTGACGACAGCGCGCCTGCGACTGACGGCGCGATCTTCTCCAAGGACCGGCCGGCGACGTAGCCGCCGAGTCCGATCTGCAGCAGCGTCCACGCCTGCGACGCTAGCCTGAACGGCAGCCAGCCGAAGCTGTCGCAGACGACGAGGACCAGGAACGTCAGCATCGTGATCGGCCGCCATGAGCGCTGCAGCCACGAGTTGCCCTGCGCCTCGGCGGTGATGATCTGGGCCTGCGCCGCGAGCAGCTGCTTCTCGTAGTCCATCAGCGAGGCTGCGGCCTGCATCTGGCCTTCGAGGATCTTCTGCTGCAGCTGGATCTTCGCATCGCCTGATGGCAGGATGTGGTCGATCACGTCCGAGATCGGCTTGAAGATCGCCCCAATGACATCGAGCACGCCCATAGTTACCTCGGCTTGTCCTCGCTCGTGCGCTGACGCTGAAACCAGAACCCCACGATCGTCCCGAGCTGCGCGGTCAGGAACACGAGCAGCATCTTGAAGGCGTCCTCGAGCTGGTCCGTGACCTGTATACGGCCGTGGCTGAATTCCCAGAGGAGCATGAAGTAGCCGGCCGAGAACATGATGCTGAGGACGATTTGCGCATAGGCGGTGGCGCGATGCGTCAGGCGCGCGATGGCGAACTTGTGCTTCGTTACGGGTTTTGTGCTGACGCGATGGCGCATCGCAGCACCCGGTTCGTCCAGCCATGACCGTACGTCGGCCACGCGCTGAAACTTGAGTAAACGACCAGCCGCTCGCTGAGTAGATGCACGACGAACTCTGACCCTACACTGGCGGCCTTTATGAACGTCTGCGCGCGTCCGATCCCGCAGTTTACGGCGGTATCGAGGATCGCCAGCGCCTCGCCCTGCGGCCGGCTGTCGAGGTTTAGCGCATCCCAGTAGTCGCGCTTGTAGATCGCCTTAGCGTCGTCCACGGTTAGGTTCGCGATGTCGAGCGTCGGGTAGGCGCGCTTGCTGATGCCGAACTTCGTCTCACCGCCCGGATCGCGCGAATCGTTACTGTAGCCGCCCTCCTGAGCGAGCACGAAGGCAATGGCGGCGTCGAAGTCGCTCATTCCTTCTCCGCCTCCGCCCTGCCCTCCAGCCGCGCCAGCCGCTCGCTGTGGTTGTCGAGCTTCGCGTCTATGCGGTCGAGCGTGTCGCTCAGGCGGCCTAGGCCGGCCTTCATGATCCATCCGTAGCCGCCAGCGACAAGCGCGGCGAACCAGCCGCCGTGTGTCGCCAAGGCGTCACCGACGTCCATGGCTATCTTTTCCTCATCGCTCATTTCTTCGCATCAGCGACGGTCTTCTGCACGTCGAGCACGACGGCGTCAGCCTTCGCGCCGAGCTTCTTGTGGCCGAGCCACCCGCCGCCGAGGCCGACGACGAGCGCGATAGCGTGAGTGAGGATGGTCGTAAGCATGGGGACTCCTTAGTAACCGCACTCGTTCCAGATGGTCACGGTGCGCAGGCTGATCTGATCGCCGCTACCGTTGATCGTCTCGTTGATGGTTAGCGTGCCGTTCGTCGGGGTTATCGAGCGCGAACCCTGCGCCACGAGCATCGCCTGCCCGTTCTGCACCATCGTCGCCTCGTAGCTCTGCGCGTTCGTGCCGGTGGCGTAACATTCGCAGTCGAACACGAAATCGCCGACCGCCGCCGCGATGGTCGTGAAGCCGGCCACGGCTGAGCCATCAAGGTTCAGGGTGATATTCTTCGTGCCGTTCGTGCCGGTCATCGTTCCGACGATGCGCACGCGGAAGTTCTTGGCGGACGTATTGAAACCGAGCGCCCCTATGGCGCCCGTATAGGTCTTGATGACTGTCGAGCCGAGTACACCGGTCTGCGTATTGAACGTCGCGTCCACGGGCTGGCGGCGCGGGATGGTCCACGAACCCTGCCGCTGGAACTCGCCGCAGCCGCCATACTGCAGGACATCGGTGCCGTTCCCAGAGCCGAACAACGCGCTGGTGCCGTTGTCGTTCCAGTTTGAGCCGTCACGCACCCTGATCGCGCAGGTCGCGTTGTTGGTGATTGCACTGAAATTGCAGTTGGCGCGCGAGGAACAGACGATGTCGATGCCAACCGCGCAGTTGTTGATGCCGGCATAGTCGACGTGCCCGGTGGCGTTCTCCTGCAGCAGGATGCCGGCCTGCGAGCAGCCATTGATATATGGCCCGACGTTCGCCTGCCCGGCGTTGCCGCTCGTGGCCGTGGTCGAGCAGTTGTAGCCGATCGAGTGCGTCTCGCCTGAGATGCAGGTGATGCCGACCACGCCGCCGCTGATCTTGCAGGCCTGGCCCATGTAGATGCGGCCCTGCTGTTCCTTGATGGCGTTGTCGACGTTGCTGAGCTGTACGTTGCTGACGAGGAACAGCTCGCTGAACTCCTGCGCGACGATGCCGTAGCACGTGCCGGCATTGGCGAAGTTCTGGATCAGTACGTCCTGCAGCGATACGGTGTTGTTGCCATTGCAATTGACTGCGAAGGCATTCGTCCCGGCGCCGGTGCCATCGAGGATGGTCGTCGGCGTGAACGGCAGCGTGCCGGCAGCGCCCTTGATCTGCACGTAGTTGAGCGACTGCAGGCCGGCCGGAAAGCTCGCCCCGGACGGCATCGTATACGTGCCCGCGGCGACGTTGATCTTCCACGTCCCGCCGAGCAGCGGCCCCCAATTGGTGAGTGCCGTAATGGCTGCCTGCAGCGTCAGGAACGCCTGCGACGTGCCAAGGCCGTCATTCGAATCATTGCCGCCGGTGCCGACGTAGACGTTGTTCGTCTGCGAGGCTGTCGGCCTCAGATAGAAGGACGTACCGCTCCGCGTGATGATGCCGGTGCAGTTCGCCTTGGGCGCCGTGTGGAAGTTGGCAACGGTCGCCGAAGTCAGGTACGTCGAGGCACCATAGACCGGCGCACCGCCGGCCTGGACTGCCTGCAGGCAGGCTGCGGCAACCGCCGCCGTCATGTCCGTCGTGCCCGGTACGGTGTTGGTGCCGTAGCGGTCGATTACCCCAGCGGCATACGCATAGTTCGCCGGCGTCACGCCGGCCGCCGACTCGGCGGCGGTGATCTTCCAGTAGCCGATATTCCCAGCATTCGTGTAGTCGATCGCCGGGGACAAAGCCTGCAGCATTTGCTGCCAGCTGTTGAACTGGTTTAGGATCTGCTGCCAATCCCCCTGGGACTGCGGCAAATTCTGGTTGAGCAGTGCCGGCTGCGGATTCGTGGTCGGCGTGGTGGAAGCGAGGGTCATATGAAATTCGCGCTGGCGATGCTCGTCCGCCCGCTACTGCTTCTGATCCTCGCCGCCGTCGTGCTCATACCCGCACGACTCGCCGTCCAGCGACACATGAAGGACGGCCGGCTGAAGCGTCTGTTACTGCGGCGCATATCCTAGAAGTCCCGGAATCGCCTGCCCTGCCTGCGCGCCGAGTGGTGTGAGTAATCCGTGCCGTTGCCAGAGTAGTTGCGCAGCCCTGCTGCCTTGCGGGGTGCGCAAGAGTGCCGCGGCCTTGGCCGGATCAAGCGCAGCCTGGGTGAGCTGCGTCATGATGTCCGGCTCAGCGAGTTTTCCGGCCCACTGAACCGGCCGCATCAAGGTCTGCCCGAGCGTTGACTGTGCAGCGCGTTCGCCCATGCCTTGCGGAAGGCCGAGCGGTCCAAGCATCTGCCGCAGCACATTCTGGCTGACGAGGTTCTGGCCGGTGTTCGATCCGACAGCGCGCCCGCGATCTGCAGCATTGGCGGCTCGCGCCAGCTGCTCGGCAATCTGCCTGGTGGTCGTCTGCTGCTGCGGCGACAGTACATCGGTCAGTTTCGCGGCGGGATTCCCCGTAACGTCTGCCGCGATGGCATCGCCGTTGCGCAACGCGGAGGCGAAGTTGTTGGCGTTGAGCCGCGTGTCCTGCCCGAAGTCTCCGAGGGCAGGAATCAGCTTGTTGCGAAGGGCCGTCCCGATGTCCATCTCATTGAGCGGACCCGATGCCCACCGATACATATAGTCGGCACGACGCAGCGCCGGCACGTTCTTGCCAATCCAGCTGTTGAGATCAGAAAGCGTTGACTTGAGCGCACCGAGCTCATGCGAGCCGATACCCTGCTGGGGACCGGCAGAAATCATGTCGTTCAGGCCCATCTTCAGGTACTGCAGCGTCTTGCCGGTCAATTGCAGGTCCTGAGGCCCGTTTGGCTGCGCGACATTGGGGCTCGACGTCAACATCGGCTCGCCACGCTCTTCGGCTAGTTGCTGCGCCCTCGTCCATGCTGATTTCAGTGAGGGCCTATTGAGCAACGCAGTCAGTTGAGTGTCTGGTTCAATCTTTGCCGCAGCAGCCTGCTCATAAAGTGGGCGGCTGAAGTCGGCACGCAGCCCTGCCGTGTCGGCATATTTCCCCGGCGTGCCAGCGATGTCCTCAAGCGCCGATGTCATCGCGCCGCGGTTGGCACTTGCACGCGCGCCGAGCGCCGCGAGCGCTTCCGGCTGGTTCGCTACGGTACGTCCGAGTTGCGCGAGTCCGGCGTTGCCCGTCAGTTCCATCGTCGTCGGCTGCACGCCTGGCAATACGTTGCGGCCGGCGCTTTCCAGTTCCTGTGCAGCGGCCTGCGACGCTTCCGGTCCGCCAGCGAACGCCTGCAGGGTGCGCGCTGCGATGCGTTGCTGACCGCCCTTGAAGAGCGGCTCGAGTGCCGCCTTACCACCCTGATAGAGAGCGCCGACACCGCGGCCCGCAAGGATGCTGGCTGGCGCCAGCAAGCCGCCAAGACCGGTATTCAGGGCCGTTTCCAGCGTCCCCGTCGAGGGCTGCAATAGCCCAAGCCCAGTCCCGATCGCTGCGGAACCGGCAATCGTGTTGGCTCCGGGGATGAACGCCGCCGGCAGGAGATCGGCTCCCGTGCCGATGATGTTGCCCCACTTGCCGGCTCCGGTCTGCATGAGTGCGGCATCGCGCGCTCTGGCATCGGCAACGTCCTGACGCGATACGGCTCCGACCAATTGCCCTGCGCCGCGCCCGAGATCCACGGCCGCTTTGCCGTAGCCCGCCGCGAACTTCTGCGGGCCGGTCATGCCGGAAGTCGCACCATACTTCGCCTGGTAGGCAGGCGATGTTGGGTCGTATTCGGATGGATCTAGCGGACGCTGTCCGCCCTGCGACCGGATGTAGTTGGCAAGCTGCGTCGCCGCAGCCGTGTCTCCGGCCGCATCGGCTTTCTGTAGCGCGGCATAGACTGGCGCGAGGTCTGCCATTTACTTGTACTTGTCGAGCAGCGCGGAGATTTCCGGCGGGTGTTGACCGCCTGCGCCACCACCCAGCTGCTGCTGCGCCGCCGGAGAGAGCAATGTGTCGAAGTCATCGCGCAAGGTCGCCGCCTTGTACTGCCGCCGCAATCCCTCGAGCTGGCCGCCCATCAACTGCTTGTAGGTCGCGATCGCTCCCCTCAACTGTGCGGGAGAGTTCGCGCGATCGATGACGGCCGCGGCTTTCTCGCGATCGGCCTGCGAGCCGCCATAGCCGATGACGGCCTTCGTGACCTCGTCGGCGACGATGTTCTTGACGGTGTCGAAGTTGGTCGGCGCAGGAGATCCCGTCTCCTGCTGCCAGCGATTACCGATCGTGTTGAAGAGGCGCACGTTCTTGTTGTCGAGCGCATTGACCATCTCGTCGAGCGTGCCGAGATGGGATGTTGCGACGCTGAGTGAGCGCACCGTATCGCCCTGCTTGCCGCTCGTGAACTGCGAGAGTCCGCGCTGGGAGGCCGCGAACTGCTGCGCCTGGTATTGTGGATTGATCTGCATCACGCGACTCAGCACCGCCTGTCCGAACGGCGTCTTGATCGCAAAGCCGGTGAGCGGCGCCAACTGGTAGTTAGCAATGGCTGCAGCGGTCTGCTCGACGCTGTTGGGGTCATAGGCAAGCGATGCGTTGAACGCCTGCGCGCCGGAGGCTTTCGACGCCGGCACGTAGATCGGCGTCTTGCCATCTGGGCCGATGACCTGGTGCAGCGGCTCCTCTGCCTTCACCTGCGTCACCTTCCGCGTGACTGGCGAGCGCTGGTACAGCGAGCCGAGAGGTCCGGGGATATCCTCCTCTGGAACGACCGGCGCCTCGCTCGGAAGTCCCAACGGCGAGCTGATCTCATTGCGTCGGAACGTGAACGCGGTGCGGATGCTCTGGTCGTTCAGGTCCTTGACAGGGTCCATGCCGAGACGCTGTGCAAGGACCGGCCACGCCGCCTTGAAGTCAGGATCGGAATTCAGGTACTGCGTCGGCTTGTCAGACTTGATGAGCGTATCGATCTTGGCGATGGCCGGCGCGTACTGATCCTTGAGGCGCTCGATCGTTGCCTTGCGCTTTTCCTCATCGGCAGTGATGAGATTGGGGCCGCCCAGAGCGTAGAGACGTTGCGCGGCATTTAGGTTCAGGCTCGACTGCGGGACCTGCGGTGTGTTGAGTAGCGGTGACGGCGGAACATTTGCCAGCGTAGGTCCGCCAACGGCAGGCGGAACATTTGCCAGCGTCGGCCCACCGATTGCGCCCGGCATCCACGGCGGTACTCCCTGCGCCGGAGCGGCCTGTCCGGGCGCCGGCATGGGAGGAGCAGCTTGTGGAGCGGTGCCTGAACTGCCGTAGGCGTTATTCGCGGCATTCAGCATTGCCTGCTGGCGCTGCAACAGAAAGGCGTTGTTCTTGTTGACGTAGTAGTTCTGCAGCCCGGCCATCAGGCCATCGCCGAGGTTGCCGCCGTACTTGCCGGACGACATGATCCCGAGCCCGAGGCTCGTGATGAGCGCCGGGTCCAGACCCATGAGTCCGCTCGGCTGCTGCGAAGGATCAGCCATGCGGCTACCCCATCAGGCCAGCGCGCTGCGCAAGCAACTGGCTCAGCATCGCAGGCGTCAACTGCTGGCCGCCCGGCATCTGCCCCGGCACGACCGGACCCGGCATCTGCGGCGTCTGCACCTGCCCCTGCGGGGCCATGCGCCGCTGCATCTGCTGGATGTTCGCGCGCTGCTGCATCAGCGGGTCCTGCGCAGAGCCGATGCCGCCGAGCATCGCGCGACCTGCGAGCAATGCAGGGTTCATCGGCTGCTGCTGTTGCTGCTGGCCCTGTCCCTGCTGGAACACGGACTGCGCCGCTGCTGCCGTCGGGTTCTGTGGTGCTCCGCCGCCGCTCATGTCAACCTCCGGCCGCTGCGGCGCTCGAGAACAATCCGCTCAAGCCGCCCGCGTTGTAGATGCTGTTCGCCGCGTTCGCGGCAAGAAGGCCGCCACCGATCGCCGTGGACCATGGATTGTTGTTCATCTGGCCGCTGCTCGAGCCGCTAGAGAACGGCGATGCGTTCTGGCCGAGCAGTCCCGAGTACCAGGACAGCGAGTTGTAGGGGAGCTGCTGGTTGTAGTTCCACTGCTGCTGGTTCGCGTTGATGAGGTTCTGCGTCTGGTTCTGAAGCCCTGAACCGGTTGACAAGAGCTCCTGACCAGGCAGGTAAGTCCCCGCATCGATCGACGGCGCGAGCGCGCTCGCCTGCGTCATGGCGTTCAGGCCCTGACCGTAGGCGCCGCCATACAACTGCGTCGCGAGGTTGTTCATTTCGTCGGATTGCACAGGCAGCGAGTTGATGACGTTGGAGCCTGAGCCGGCGAACTCCGTCGCAAGCTGGTTCTGCACGGCGTTCGCGGCTTGGCTGAACGTCCGCTGCAGGTAGGGGTTCATCGCGGGGTTCAGGAGCGCCCCGCTCGTCTCGAACATGTTTGCGGCCTGCGCACCCTGTGATGCGTTGGGACCGCTCGCTGCGCCGACGTTGGACGCGATCCCCTGTTCCTGCACAGGGTTCAGCGGCGCAACCGTCTGGCCGGGGTAATACTGGGGACCACCCGAGCCGAGCAGTTTGCTCGCATCATTGAGCCCGGTCGTGTAGTAAGGCTGCAGCCACGAGGGAATCGTGGTCTGGACGGTGTTGGTACTGGTGCCGCCGCCGCTCATGCGTCACCCCACCTTCCGCGGCGGGATCGTCGGGTACGGATTCGTGCTCGACGGGCTTCCGGTCAGGTACGAATACGGATTCGTGTTTGCCATGAAGCCCGGCCCCGCGAGCATCTGCGTCATCTGGTTGTAGTAGCCGCCGGTCAGAGGTTGCGGACGCGGCGTCGCATAGGGCTGCTGACCCACATACGACTGGTTCATGCCTCCCCAGCCGGGCGTCGGTGGTTGCTGCCCGCTACCGCCCGGAATCTGCTGCTGTGGGAAGCCAGCGCCCATCGGGCGCATCTGCGGGCCTCCAGTGACTGTCGTCTGCAGGTTCTGTTGCCCGTAGGTCGGGCCGTTGAACGTGCCGATCGGATTCGTGATCTGCGAAGCACTCGGTCCGAACACGGACTGCGCTCCGGCATTGACGAGCGATGGGCCGCCAGTCATCGGGTTCAGATAGTTCGGCAATCCGCTGAACGGATCGAGGTACTTCTGGGTGTTGCCGCCAACCTGCGCAAGCGGGTCCTGCGGGTTCTTGAGCATTGCCTGTGCCGTACCGCCGCCCATCAGACGCCTGCCTGCAGGATGACGCCCTGCTGTTCCAACCCGATCACTCGCGCCCAGCCCTTGCGCCCGTAGGTCCGCACGACATCAATGCCGTGCTCCCTGGCCCACTGACGTCCGTACTCAAACGCCGCCTTCATCGCCTCTAGGTCGCTGCCGCCGCAGTAGAGGACGGTCGCGACGGTCTGCCGAGGGAACTTCACGATCTGCACGACGGCGGCCCACTTCCCATCTTCGTGCCAGAGGAGGTAGTGCCCGCGCGCGATCGCGAGCAGGACATCGAGCAGGTTTTCATCGCCCTGGTTGCGATCGACCGCCGCAGCAAGCCAGCGCTCGACCTTCGGCCATGTGTCTGCGAGAGCCTCGGGGGCCACGATGAGGTTCATACCGGGCCGCCCGGCTGCACCATGAGTGTCGCGCCGTGCATCGCACTGGCATTCGTGGACGTCACCCGTGCGCGCGTATACAAGCCTTGCCCTATCACTGGCGCAAAACCGCCGCCAAAAGCGTCAGGCGCTACCGCTGAAGAGTACGAGACCGACGCCGTCAGAGTGTTGCGGTTCCCGAGGGTGACGGTCGGAGACGTCAAGCTCCCGTTCGGACGCGCGGAGATGGTTGTGCGCGTATTGCCATCAGAGAACATGATGTCACAGGACTCGAGATAGCCCGACGACGGCGACCCCGTCAGGAGGCTGTAATTGTGGGACTGGTCGAAAACGCCGAGCCGCTGCCTGGAACCGTCGTTGTCGCTCCATACGAGCTCCGTACTGGCCGCGGCACGGGTCCATCGGCCCGACAGCATGTTGTAGATCAGCAGCGTGTCTGGGAGCGTATTACCGCCCGTGGGGATGGCCCAGAAGACGCAGCGCTTCTGCGCGTCATAGCCGGAGCGGATGGCGGACAACGCCGATGTGTTGACGTTTGACCAAAACCAGTTGTCGATGCCGGCTGAATTGTCACTCGCTGTACCGATTGGAATGACGTTGGCACCGTCAGTCACGAAGAAGCCGGCGTCCGACAAGAAATACACCTGCGATTCGACCTGGACGGCACCGCCGCGGGTCAGCAGCCCGCGCTTGCGCTCATAGGTGCCCCAACTGAACACGACGTTGCCGCCCTGGTACGTCGCCCGAGTAATGGCTTCGCGCTGGAAGATCAGTGCGTAGAGCGGATAGCCTGCGATGAACATGATCGGGCCGAATTCGTACTCAAGGTCGTTCTGCCCGCTCTGCGCAGCGATTGCCGCCTGCGTGAGCGGCGTCGGCCAGCTCGTGGCATCTCCGATCGCAGACCAACGCAGGCGTGACCTGAACCCTTGCGCGCTCAGGCAACTGACCTGATGACCGTTGGCCGGGGGCGACGAGAACGTGACCGAGACGATGCCCGAGGCATAGCCGACCGTACCGCTGGCGATCCCGGTGCCGGAAATGACACCCGCCCCGTTGTCTACGCCAACCGCCGAGCCGCCCTGATCGGCTACCTGGATGGACGTCGGCATCAGCGGCGTGTTCGTCAATGTGCCGCTAAAGGTCACGGTCACGCCGTCGCCGGTACCGAGCACGACGGGAGTCATGTTCTGGATGTAGACGTCACCGACCATCACGAACTGCCCGACGACGCCGAGGGCTGTCCCCCAGGGTGCCGCCGTGATCGGGGTCTGCGGGGCAATAGCTCCGGGTACCAGCGCATAGAGGTTCGCGAGTACACCGTTGAAGTTCACAATCTGCTGCGGGACGTACTGCGAATAGAGATTCGCCCCGAACTGGCAGAAGTTGATATTCGTCGAGTTGCCGCCAGCGACGACGAACAACGTGGCCCACGCCGAGTTCATCCAGGCATAGAGACCAGTGCCGATAGACCCAGCAATGGGAATCGGCGTACCGCTCGAGTCGAGGAACGTGAAGGCTCCGACGCACTGCCCGGCAAGCGCCGGCGACCCGGATACGGCTACCTGCGTCGGCAGGCTCTTGTAGACGCCGTTGTTGTGGTAGACATTGAGACAGTCCGCGCACGGCACCGGGATGGGTCCCGGCATCTGCGGCACCTGCACCGGGACGTTCGCGAGGTCAGGCGTCCACGGACCGAATTGGATGGTGAACGGCTGCGCCACG